TGGTGCAGATGCGCAGTCAGATTTTTCGGCAGATTGTGCATAAATTCCGCAGGCATACTGACGTATGTCAAGGAATTTGTGTGCAAGATGCCGGAAAATATGAGGGGCAGATGTGCCGCAAAGCCGTCAGGCGGTCTTTGTGCGGTGTTGCCTAAATGCTGTTGCCCTGGATTTTTAAATGTTTGGGCTTGAAATAGTTCGAGATTTATGGTATACTTATTCTGATGTATAATCACTAACTTTACGGAGGTAATTTGATATGAACAATGTTTTAGTAGTAGGCGGCGGCGGTCGTGAACACGCTATCATCATGAAACTGGCTGAGTCCCCTAAGGTAAATAAAATCTACTGTACTCCCGGCAACGGCGGTATCTCAAAGTATGCTGAGTGCTTCAACGTGGGCGCAACAGATATCGACGGCGTTGTTGCTCTGGCTAAGAAACTCAAGCCGGATATGGTAGTCGTTGCTCCTGATGACCCACTGGTGCTGGGTATGGTGGATGCTCTCCAGGCTGAGGGCTTCAAGACTTTCGGCCCTAAGTCCAATGCGGCTATTATCGAGGGCAGTAAGGTATTCTCTAAGGAACTGATGAAGAAGTACAATATCCCCACCGCTTTCTATGAGGTATTCACCGAGAGTGACAAGGCTATCGCTTACCTGAAAGAGCAGAACAGCTACCCCGCTGTTATCAAGGCTGACGGTCTGGCACTGGGCAAGGGCGTTATCATCGCTCAGAACGAGGAGGAAGCTGTCAAGGCTGTACACGATATGATCGACGAGCTGAAGTTCGGCAAGAGCAGCGCCCGTATCGTTATCGAGGAATTCCTCACAGGCCCGGAAGTATCCGTCCTCTCATTCACCGATGGCAAGACTATGATCCCAATGATATCCTCTATGGATCATAAGCGTGCCCTGGACGGCGACAAGGGTCTGAATACCGGCGGTATGGGTACAGTTTCACCTAATCCTTACTATACAGAGGATATCGCTAAGGAGTGCATGGAGAAGATATTCCTGCCTACTATGAACGCTATGAACGCTGAAGGCCGTACTTTCGAGGGCTGTCTGTACTTCGGTCTTATGCTCACTCCCAAGGGCCCAAAGGTTATTGAGTACAACTGCCGCTTCGGTGACCCTGAGACACAGGTAGTTCTCCCTATGCTGGACGCTGACTTGTATGAGATATTCGAGGCTATATACGACCACACTCTTGACAAGGTAGATATCAAGTGGCATAACGGAAGCTGCGCCTGCGTAGTTATGGCAAGCGGCGGCTATCCGGAAAGCTACCCCAAGGGCATCGAAATGAACGGCTTCGACGATATGGGTCAGGTAGAGGGATGTTTTGTATACCACGCAGGTACTAAGGTTTCCGAGGAGGGCAAGTTCCTGACAAACGGCGGCAGAGTTATCGGCGTGACTGCCCGTGGCGAAAATCTCAGCGCTGCACTGGAAACCGCTTATAATGGCGTTTCCAAAATAAGCTTCGAGGGCGCTCATTTCCGCCGTGATATCGGTCAGAGAGCGCTGGCTGCTCTGAAATAAGGAGCGGTATCATGCACGAAAGGCTTAATACCGGCATAAAATTCGGCTTTATCGGCAACGTGCTGTTCATCGTTTTCGGTATGCTTGCTTTCCTTGTGCTGAAAACATTTGATATAAGCCATACGCTGTCAAGGGTATTTGAAGCGCTGGCGTATATATGCGAATTCAGCGCCTTTTCCGCCCTTGCATATGCGGAGTGGTGCATAGCCACCTCCGTCCGCATGAGGACGATAATGAAGGTGGGGTTCGCCATATACACCGTATTTGAAGCGGTGATGATGTTCCTGGAGCTGAAAGAATCAAGCTTCGATTTCTACCGCCCCTTCTCGCTTTATCTGGCTATAGCTCATGCGGTGATATCAGCGGCGGCGTGCTTCTGTTTCCTGCAGCTTGACCCGGATAATACAAGATATGAGATACTCGTAACGATATGTGTAGGCATGATACTTGGCGGTATGCTGGGAAATTTTCTGGGTATCCGAGTGTATTTCAGTATCGTTGTCAATGCTGTCAGCTTTGCAGTTCTGTTCTACAGTATCCTCCGTCTTATCCGCAACGAGGAGATCGAGATCGACTGCCACGGCGATGCGGCAAGAGTTGTAGAGTACAGCAGTACGTTATTTTCCGACCATAAGTAACATTTTAAAAGCAGATTCCCTGGTGCATTTTTTGTACCAGGGAATTTTTTGTGCAGGTATTTGTGCAATATGCTTTAAATACTGTGTTTGCAATTGTGCAGGTATACAAAGTGCCGGAAAAGTTTTTCAATAATCAACTGTTTCCGGTTGAAAAATGCCCCGTTTTTGCCCCCTTATGAACGGCACGTCCAAACCGTTCAGAAAGGAGGTCATTTTTATGCCGGAGAACCAGAAAAACCAGATGCACCGCAGCTTTTGCCTGTGGTACGCAGTTCTGGGAGATGCGGGTGAAGCTGCTGTAAAGGCAGGATTCCCCCAGGAGGACGCTATGGCTCAGGCAGTCGCCATTCTCAGCCGTGAGCAGAACCAAAGGAGGATATCCCAGATACGCTCCGCCCTCAGCGACACTCAGTCCGTAATATCCGGGCTGAAAAGGCTGGCTTTCGGAAGCTGCAATGATGCAGTCTACCTTGCCTTTGCCGAGGAACTTCCTCCCCCTGACGTTATCCGCCGCCTTGACTTGTTCGGCGTGTCGGAAATAAAGCGTGTGAAGGGCGGAGGCGTAGAAGTGAAGCTGGCTGACAGGCTCAAAGCACTGGAAAAACTCCATGAACTGCAAAACACTCTCAACGAGAAGGAAACCGCCGAAAGCCTTATCCGGGCATTGGCAGGGGAGGAGGCGGATACTCAATGATACGCAGTTTCTCCCCGAAGCAGCGCACCGCTATGAACTGGTGGCGTGACCCGGCTTACCGTGACTGCGACGCTGTTATATGCGACGGCGCTGTACGAAGCGGCAAGACCCTTGCAATGTCGCTGGGATTCGTCCTCTGGGGCAGCGTAAGCTTTTCCGGGCATAGTTTCGCCCTTTGCGGCAAGACAGTCACTTCCCTCCGGAGAAACGTGATAACACCGCTTCTGCCCCTGCTCCGGGAGACAGGCTTCACCTGCACTGAGAAAGTTTCTGCAAGCTATATTGATATCAGTCTTTGCGGCAGAACTAACCGCTTTTACCTTTTCGGCGGCAAGGACGAAGGTTCAGCGTCGCTTATACAGGGTATCACCCTTGCCGGCGTTATGCTGGACGAGGTTGCCCTTATGCCACGCTCTTTCGTGGAGCAGGCGCTTGCCAGATGCTCAGTGACAGGCTCGAAGCTGTGGTTCAACTGCAACCCGGATAATCCCTCACACTGGTTCTATACCACCTGGATAAAGAAGGCTCAGGAGAAAAAGGCACTGTACCTCCACTTCACTATGGAGGACAATCCCTCCCTTTCCGAAAGGGTCAGGGAACGCTACAGACGGCTTTACTCTGGGTCATTCTACGACAGGTTCATACTCGGCAGATGGTGCGCCTCTGAGGGAGTGGTCTACCCCATGTTTGACCCGAAACAGCATACCTACAGCGGAGAAATAATGTGCGAAAGATACGTTATCTCCTGCGACTACGGCACAGTCAATCCCTCCTCGTTCGGTCTTTGGGGACTTTCCGGCGGAATATGGTACAGGACTAAGGAGTACTACTATTCCTCCAAAAGGGAAGGCATCTCACGGACTGACGAGGAACATTACCAGGCTCTGAAAGAACTGGCAGAGGGCATTGAGGTGGACAAAGTTATAGTTGACCCCTCGGCTGCCAGCTTTATCGAGTGTATCCGCAGGCACGGCGAGTTCAGAGTGGTAAAGGCTGAGAACGATGTCATCACAGGGATACGAAACGTAAGCGCTGCGCTAAAAGCAGGTAAACTCCGCTTCCATGAGGACTGCAAGGACATTATCAGGGAGTTCACTCTCTACCGCTGGAGCGAGAAGTCCGGCACTGATGCACCTGTAAAGGAGAATGACCACGCAATGGACGATATGCGCTACTTCGTGGCGGATATGATGCGGTCAGACGCAGATGAGGGCTTCTTCGTTATCTCAGCATCACGATGAAAGGAGGTCGATCAAAATAGGCATTTTCAGAAAAAGCAGGGAAAAGACTCAGCCCCAGATAATCAGCACCGACAGATGCGAGCCATACGGCGACATTCTTCCGGCGGCTGCTGAACCCTTTGAACGGGAACTTTACGACAGGCTGAGGTATGCCGTTCCGGTAATTGATGCGGCGATAATGAAAGTCATACGTCTTACCGGCGGCTACAGGCTTATCTCCTCGGACGAGAGGTATCAGGAGTTGCTGGACAGCTTTTCCAGTGAAGTACCAGTTGGACTTACCGGCTGTTCACTGGGAACGTTCACGGATATATTCCTTGACAGCCTGCTTACCTATGGCAGCGCAGTAGGGGAGATAGTACCGGCAGCGGACGCTTCCGGAATATCCGGACTTATAAACGGCGACCCTGCAAAAGTAGTACCAGTAGCCGGAAGTCAGCCTTTCGACAGGCAGTACTCCATAAAACAGCCGGATGGCTCTTTCCGGAAACTTCCTCACCCGGAGCGTATCGTTTACGCTTCACTTATCGGCGGTCACAGTATACTCCGTGGACTTCCTGCCCTGAGCAGTATACTCCTCAGGATATACCGCTGTATCGGTCAGAACTACGACCGTGCCGGTAATATCCGCTATGCCGTAACCTATAAGCCGGAGGGTGAGACTCTTTCACCGGCACAGTCCCGTGAAAGGGCTATGCTTATCGCCCGTGAATGGTCGGACGGTATGAATGCCGCAAAGTGGGGACAGGTCAAGGACTTCATCACAGTAGGGGACGTGGATATCCGGGTGATCGGTTCGGAGAACCAGCTTTTTGATACCAATGTTCCCGTAAGACAAATTCTCGAACAGCTTGTGGCTAAGCTTTCCATACCGCCCTTTCTCCTGGGACTGAACTGGAGTTCTACGGAACGTATGTCGTCCCAGCAGGCGGATATCCTCACCTCGGAACTGGAGTACTACCGCAGGCTTCTCACACCCGTTATCCGCAGTATCGGCAACGCTTTCCTGGCCTGTCAGGGTATTGATGCGGAATGTACAGTGGAATGGGTGAACATCAACCTACAGGACGAGATCTCACTGGCTGAGGCAAGGCTCAAAAATGCTCAGGCAGCTCAGATCGAAAAGACACTTGCGGACAACTGACCGCAGAACGGAGGAATTATGTATAACGATATCAGACTTGAAAAGGGACTTTACAACCTCAGCGGCAAAAGCTTTACCGCTGCACTTGAATCCCTCGACCCCACTTCTGCCTACATCGGCACTGAACTGGAGGGGCTGGACGCTTACGAGAGACAGCTTAAAAGATTCGACATCAAGGTAGGCGGCGCAGGCTGCGACAGAGTGGAGAAGTTTTTCAGCTCTACTGAGACTGCTGTACTTTTCCCTGAGTTCGTGGTGCGCTCTATCAGAAAGGGCTTCGACGAGACTATCCTGGGCGCAGTTACCGCCGTCAAGACTATCAGCGAAAGCGGTCAGTACCTCGGCTGCGTGCTGAGTGATACTGCTGAGTATGAATCTGTTGCCCAGACTGTCCAGCTTCCCACAGCAACTATCACCGAGGGTACTGACGCTATCACTCTGGAGAAGTTCGGCAGACTTATCAACGCTTCCTATGAGGCAGTACGCAGACAGCGCCTTGACTCCTTCGGCATCATGCTCAGAAGCATCGGCATGAAGCTGGCTGCGGCAGTAATGGGCGAGGCTTTCACCGTCCTCAAAACTGGTACTACTCCCATTACCACAACTTCCCTCACCTACGCCGACCTGGCAAGACTTTACGGCAGCTTCGACTGCTTCGGTATGACCACCGTTATCGCTTCTCCCTCTGTAGCCGCTGCTATTGCCGCAATGGAGGAGATGAAGGAAGCTAACTCCACCGCTGACGGCAGACTTATCCTTCCTTTCGGCGCAGAACTGGTAAAGACCTCCGCCGCTGACGATAACACTATCATCGGCATCGACAAGGACTTCGCTCTGGAGTTCATCACAAGCACAGACCTGGTTCTGGAGACTGACAAGCTTATCGAGCGCCAGCTTGACCAGATCACCGTATCTGTTACCTGCGGATTCCGCAAACTTACTCCAGATGCAGTAAAGGCACTTTCCATTACCGCTTCCTGAAGATGATAAATTCTACGGAAAGGAGGAGGGGCGGCTCGGAAGGGCTGCCCCTGTATATTATGAAAGCTGAACTTGATAAAATAAACCGCTATACCCGCAGAGAACTTACCGGGGACGAGGTGTACACCTTCTCCGCTGTTCTTTGTGATAACGACATCGACCGTGACGGCGAGCGTTTTACTGATGAGGCGCTGATAACTCTCAGTACCCTTTTCCTGGGTAAGACCGGTATCACTGACCATAATGCCGCTTCTGCAAATCAGAATTACCGCATCTACGACTGCCAGGTACTCACCGACGATACCCGCCTTACTGCTGACGGCAGACCATACAAGTACCTGAAAGCAAGTGCGTATATGGTCCGCACAGAAGAAAACCGCAGTCTCATTGCCGAGATAGAGGGCGGCATCAAGAAAGAGGTGAGCATTTCCTGCGCTGCTGCTAAGAGGGTATGCTCAATATGCGGCACTGACCGGGAAAAGTCACCCTGTTCTCATATCAAAGGCAAGACCTATGGCGGTAAGGTATGCCACGTTATCCTTGATGATATAACCGACGCTTACGAATGGAGTTTCGTGGCAGTCCCGGCGCAGAGAAGTGCAGGAGTTACCAAGCATTTCACCGACTGCGCAGACACTCACTCCGGAAACGCCGCCCCTGACGACACCCACCAGCTTATCCGGGAACTTCGCCGTCTTGCCTGGTTTACCGGCGGAAAAGCTGCGGTGAACGCCATGAGTATCGCCTGCAAGGGTAAGACTGCCGGTGAACTGGAAGAACTGCGCAAGTCATGCCAGCGCCTTGCTGCGGAAAGTATCACCCCTCAGCTTACTGACGAGGATACCTCCGCTCCCGGCAACGGCAGCTACAAGGTCTGAGGGGGGATAGTATGAACATTGACAGCGTAAGATCACTGTTCCGGCTGTTCACCGGTGAGGAGTCTGAGGAAAAGTACCTGCCGCTGATACTCTCAGCGGTAAGCGAGGTGGAGAGTATGCTTCTTCCGGAGGCTGATAACGCTGACGTAAGACTTGACTACCTCTGCGCCGCCCTTGCAAATCACAGATTCCAGCTTATAAAAGCATCTTCCGGAGATCCGGAGTACACCTTCGCCGGGAAACTGCCTGATATGGGCAAAAATACCGCTGTAGCCTATTCCGGCAAGCTGCTTGCGGAGTACTACGAACTCTGCCGGGAACTTGTGGGCGGAAGTTTCTTTTTCAGTACAGCACAGGAGTGAGAATATGTTCAGAGATATAATAAATGACGTGATAAAGCGCCTTAGCGACGCTGGTGTGCGCCATATCTACAGCGCCTTCGATGCCCTGCCCGTAAGCGGCAAGGGCGGCAGTTTCTATACCATAGCAGGACTCAGCGGATTTACCTCCGGACGACCGGTATACTCACAGTTTGCCGCATATATCCCGTATACTATGCGCCTGGAGCTGACCGTTACAGCCCCGGAAAACTGCCCCCTCAGCAAACTCTACAGCTACTTCGAGGAGCAGATAATGACAAGGCTTTCATCACTTACCGACCTTGACCATTTCCTCACCAGCGTTACAGTCAAGCCTGTGGGCAGCATAAGCCGTATCGCCATTTGCGCAGAACTCACCATAAAGGGTATGTACAAGGCGGAAAAGGAGGAATAATGTCAGCAATAAAAGAGAGAGAGCCGGAACTTATCATCATAGGCGGAAACGCTTTTTACTGCGACAAGATAAAGGCTTCCGGCGTTATGAACGTCACCGAACAGCCGACAGTTAACGGGAATATGGCAGTAACAAACTACTGCCGCCGCTCCTCGAAAGTTACCCTGTGTCTGAGGTACTACTCAGAGGAGAGTACTATCAAGCCTCTGGCGGTATTCCATGATATGCTGGGAACAAGAGCCACATTCAGCTTCTCCTACCAGGGCTACAGGTTCACAGGCTGCATTATCCAGAACTTCACCGCCGAGGAAAAGGAGGAGGGCTGGCTGGCGGCAGAACTTACCTTCATCACCACTGATGCCATAACCGAGGAGGTTCAGCCATGAATGTGCGGATAGTACTTGTCCTGACTGATAATACTGAGATATCTACGGAGCAGGTGATGTTCTTTCGCTTTGAAAAGGAAGTGTACCTGCCGTATACCACGCTCAGCGCATCATTTCTGACTTTGCAGCCTGTTTCAGGGGAAGTCAACGGAGTAAAACTCTACATCGACAGCAAACTTGTCCACCATGGCACTTCTGATACCTTTGAGACAAGCCGTAAAGGGGACTGCTTCCACGGAAAAATCACCTCACGAAGTTTTACTTCAATGCTTTTGCAGAACCAGCTTGAACCGGGAATGTATACTCAGATATCCCTCAACAGTCTTATGGAAGACTTCGTGACTATCCCGAATGTCACCCATGAGGACAGTCCAGACACAAGCGGATATATCTATGTTAAGTACGGCAGCGACCAGTGGGACGGAATAGTTAACCTATGCTACAAACAGCAGCAGACGTACCCATATATCAGCGGTACAAACTGCGTTATGTTCACTCCAAAGACCGACCCGATCCAGGTGAATATCGAAAATGCCCGTCAGCTTGAAACCGGCAGCAGGTCAGTGGACAAGCGTATCATAAGTGACTGGCATATGGCTGACGTGGACGATACTTATGGTAATTTCGACCTCCACGTTACTGCTGCTGACAGCAGGGGAATAGTCCGGCACAGGTACTTTGAGTTTGACAGGCAGTACCTCTATTCGCCCACCGGAGCGCTGAACTTCCGTGCAGCTTATGCCGGAAGGGGGATGCGGAGCGATTTCTGCACCTACGCCGGCTATTCGTGCGAAGACCTTTACGACATCGCCACGTTCGGCAGCATAACCGGCAGGATATGCCGCATAGTAGTTACCGGCTCAAAAAACGGCGTGACTACTTCCCTTAGCATCTACCACGATTATTTCCATAGCTGATAAAGCAAAGCCGCCTCTTTGTGCCGGAATTTATGGCATGAAGGGGCGGTTTTTTGAGAATAGTTTTTATGTTCAGCTAACTTTTTTATTAAACCAGGGCAACAGCATTTACTTTTTCAAGCTGAGCCAGCTTGACCGCCCCCACGTTGCCGCTTGCTTGCGCTCGCTCACCATTTAGAACATTGCATTTTGCCGTCGCTCAACCGTATTTTCCTTGGTACATAGTTCTATTCAAGTAATTCTGTATTTTTGCTGTT